GGTCTTGAGCAATGCAGACGTATTGCCAAGCGTCAAGAGGAGAAGATGCAATTAGATTACGAACTTGTACGAGCACTTAAATGTGCAGAGCTACAACGTCAAGGTTTTACCATAAGACCGGGTACACGTGTAGCTTTTTTATGCCAAGACATCGTACCTATACAATCATTACTACCACCTAAACCAAAAGAAAAGAAATTTAAGTTTTTCTAATGAGTACACTATCAAGAATTATTGCAGACAGAGAAATTGCTGCACAAAAAGCTGAATTAGAAGCTAAAAGAAAGCCTAAGAAAAAGGCTGCAAAGCGAGACGAGAACGGACGCTATGTTAAAACATCTACACCCGGAGAAGAATAATGTTTGCACTACTAAAACCATTAGTACTAACAGGACTAAAAAGCGACAAGTTTAAGAAGTTTGTAGTCGAACTACTAGAAAAGCTAGTAGAGTCTACAGATAACGAACTTGATGACAGAGCACTACAGATAGTTAAAAAAGGACTAGACATCGAATGAACGAAACCACAAGGGTAATACCTAAGAAAGCAAACGAAGAAAGTTTTAATGAACTGCACTACCTTGTCACCCAAGAATTTTTACGTTTAATAAAATGTGGCGAAGCTAAGACAGCAGATCTCAAAGCCGCATGTGATTGGCTAAAAACTAACGACATCACAGGTGTTGCCCTTGAGGGTAGTCCCTTAGATAGGTTAGCGTCAGTCATACCAAAAGTAGATCCATCTTTAGTTAAATCTAGATTATATGGCAAGAACCGGACCTAAGCTGAGTCCTAATCCCGGACGAACAGCACGATTCTATAGAAAGAATAAAAAGTCACGTATGAAGCATAGGCGTACAAACAGAGCAATCAACAGTACACCAGCTAAAAAAGCATACCGACGTGATCTGATGAAGATACGTAGAGAGCGTAAACCCGGACCACAGACAGATATGTCACATAAAGGTGGAAAGGTGGTAGCAGAATCACGTAAGAGAAACAGAGCTAGAGGCGGAGCATTTAGACGTTAATGACACCATTACTACCAAACCCTGATTACTATTTACACAATTTAATAACCATGACAAGTTCAGAATCTAAACGGCT